ACAGACTCCTTATAAACACTTAGGAGGTCAAAATTGCCCTCAATGCGCTGGTAGATCAGGAGAAAAACTTACTATTGACAGTTTTATTAAAAGAGCTAAAAATGTCCACGGAGTACTATATGATTACTCAAAAGTACTTACTAGACCAAAAAGCAAAACTAAAGTTAAGATCATTTGTCCAATCCATGGTGTGTTTGAACAAAGAGTAGATCAACATTTGGCAGGAACAGGTTGTCTAAAATGCGTGCATGGAAGTAGTGAAGAGCGTAGAGATTTATTCATACAAGAAGCAACTAAAGTACACAATAATAAATATGACTATTCGGAAGTAGTCTTTGGTAACGTAGATACTAAAGTTGTAATTGTATGTCCTATACATGGCAAGTTTGGACAGACTCCTTATAAACACTTAGGAGGTCAAAATTGCCCGTTATGTGCATCTAGGGGTAAGGGGTTTAAACCGAAGGGAAAGGCCATATTATATTATTTGAGAGTAGAAGTGAATGGTATACTATTATATAAAATTGGTATTACAGGTAAAACAATAACAGAGAGGTACTCTGCAAAAGACTTGGCTCATACAACTGTGCTATTTACTACTGAATATCAAATTGGTAGAGATGCTTACAAAGAAGAACAAAGAATACTTAAAGAACATGAGTTGAGTTTATATACAGGAAGTCCTGTATTAGAATCTGGCAATACTGAATTGTTCCTTACTGATGTATTAAATAAAGATAATGAAAGGTGAACATATGAAAAGATTAGTAATTGATAGTAACATACTACTATTAGATTCGCAGAACCTGCTTACACTAGGTAAAGATTCTATAGTAGTTTTAGCTGAAACAGTAATAAAAGAAGTTGATAATAAAAAGTCTGGTTATGGAGAATTGGCGTACCAAGCTAGACAGATGGGAAGAATTTTAGCCGCATGTGCAATGGTAAGTACAGAAACAATAGATGATGCGGTAATAACCACTATGACACATCCTGCTGGAGTTACTATTGAGATAGTATCTCTTCTAAAATACAAAGATATAGACCTCACAGACTCAGGTGCAAATGACCAAAAGATAATTCAAGTAGCACAAACTATGGAAAAGATCCACGGAGATGTAACGTTCATGACAAATGATGTGTTAGCCAGAATAAGAGGACTAACAGTTGGATTAAAAGTTACTGACTTGAAATTAATTGATGATGCAGAATTTGAATTTGTTAAAGAGTTTATGATAGATGACTACGAAACATTCAGAACAATTCATGATGCTGATGTATTCAAAGTTGACAAAGACTACAAGCCTGAAAATTATAGTTACAAGTTTACTCACTCAGAAACCAAGCAGGTTAAATTAGCAACAGTTCATAATGGGTTTATAAAAGTTCTCGGAAGAGATAGTGAAAAAGTTATTAGACAACAAGATTGCCCTCCAATAAATAGTGAACAAATATTGGCTAGTAAAGCTATACTAGATCCAACTATAGACATGGTGATAATGGAAGGTCCTGCTGGTAGTGGTAAAAATGTAGTAGCACTAAGTAATGCTATTCAGTTATTCAAAGCTAATAGAGACAAGTATAAATCTATAGTTTATATAAGAACTCCTCACAATGATGAAGAGGCTGGTGAGGACATAGGATACTTGGCTGGAAATGATGAGAAGCTTGCTATGTACTTAGGACCTATGGAAGACACATTAGAATTCCTAGTACGACAAAAAATCAAACAAAAGCCTGGAGAGAAAAAGATAGATTATGATATTAAGATTGAGGCCAAAGTTATAGAACTAAAAGAAAAGTACGGCATGCAAGCTATTATAACTACAGGATTGCGTGGTAAGACATTCCATAATACAATATTCATACTAGATGAATGGGAGAATGCTAGTCAACCAACATCACAAAAAACTCTTACTAGGGTTGGTAAAGATTGTAAGGTATTGATAACAGCAAGTCAGTCACAGATTGACAATAAGTATACAAATAAGTATAATAATGGATTAGCTGTATTAATGGGAGAAGCTAGAGACCAGTCTATAGCGACTGATGTAAGTATGTTTGCCATAGAATTAAAGAAAGTTGTTAGAAGTAAGATGGCAGAGTTTGCTGAGAAATTATATATGGAGAAAAAATAAAATGTTAGAAATAACCGACCAACTATTGGATAAAATAGAAAGAGCGTTAAGTACTATAAGTATAGACTTGACTGTTGAAGAATTAGATGAGATAAGAGATGTACTTGATAAAGTATTAGATAAAGTATTAGATAATTATAAGGATTAGAGTAATGGGTATTAAAGATGAACTTAATAATCTACCTGAACCAACTCAAGATTGGGATGGTTTAGCTATAGATGAACAAAAAATCACAACAGAAAAATTAAAATACTTTCTACCAAAAGGAAGTAGAGTCAAGGTCAATGAACAAACTGTTGAGCTTGTAAATAAGTTAATAGATGAGTCTTCTGTTCACAGAGGGTTAATGGAAGAAAGATTAATGAGTCATCTACATTTGCTTGGTCCAGGGGTTGGTATGAAACAATTGTTAAAAGGTATACAATTTGTTACATTAAGTACAACTCCTGATATGACTCAAACTAAAGCTTGGATGATAACATTCCCAGAAAAAGCTCAAGAGATACTTGATAGAAAAGGAGATCCTAGTTCGTTTGCTAGTCAATATGCAAGTACAAAGGTTCCTAGAACAATAATGGAAAGTATTCAGATTGCTGACTCCATTACTTATGCACCATTGAACCATCAAATAGTAGAAAAGCTACTACAATTGTCCAATGGTAAAGCTGCTAATGGGGAAGCTAGTGCTACAGTACAATTAAATGCTATCATAGCACTTAGAGAAATAGTAAAAGTTCCTGAAGATATGACTATTAACTTGAATCATGGATTAGATGAAGAATCTAAAAATGTGCAAAAAGACCTGGCTGATAAAATTGGCAATATGGCAACTTTAATGGCCGCAAGATTCAATAAAGGTGAAAATCTTGGAGATATACAAAAAATAGGCATAACAGATGCTGAAGTGATTGATGATGAAGATTGAATTAACAGATAAGCAAAAGCAAGAGGAATTAGCCGAACTCATAGAACTTTATGGTGAAGACATGGTGAAAAATGTCGTAAATGAGGCAGAAAAGCGTAGGGCGGCTGAGGAACTAGTAGAATTACTAGAGAATGCTGAGTTCGACTTAGACGGAGCACTTGATTCCTTCGACCCAACGTTTCCAAGATATACTCCAAGTAAAGATGCATTTGAGTTCTTTATACTAATGAGGTTAGTACAAGGTGGAGACTTTGAGTTTGATACACCAATAGCTCATTACTTTATGGTGGATTGTTTATTAGGGTATGTTGATGACCCTATGATGTTTCCCTATAGTGAAGAAATATGTAAGACTATAGATATAGATATTAATGCATTAGGTATAATGGCAAGTCGTGGTTTAGCAAAATCAACAGTTGGTATATCGTTCTTTGGTGTATATAGTGCTATAAAAGGCAAATTGCCAAACGGTATAGGTAAAGTTTGGTTCTACTTGCTAATTGCAGCATCAAGTAAAGGTGGTGCTAGAGTAAATGCACTAGCTGTGAAAGCTATGTGTGAAGAAAGTAAATACTTAAATGACTACTTCGAGGATATGCGATTTACTGAGACTGAAAGTGAGTTCATTAGAAAAGACCCTACAGGGAACGTACAGAAAAAAGATAGGTCGTTCCTAATAAGATACCAAGGACTAAATACTGGTATTCGTGGTAGTAGATATGGTGAGAGAAGACCATGTGCTTTACTATTCGATGATACTATACTAAATACAGCTGCTGCTTATTCAAAAGTAATGAGTGATAACTTACATACAGTACTACATTCAGATGCTGTAAATGCGCTAAAAGGTGGTGGAAAAGGTAGAGTATTATTATTCTTTACTCCGTTCCATTATGGAGATGTTAATACAAGAGCTATACTAAATGGTTCATTTACCCCAATAGTAATTCCAATGGCAAAAGCATTTGATGTTGAAGATCCAAACATAAAAGCTCATGATATACATAGTACTTGGGAAGCAATGCACCCGAGAGTTTCTATAATTGGATTAATAAAGCGTGCTAGAAAAGCTAAAGAGTTAAAGTTATTCCTACAAGAGCGTATGTTAAGATTGACGAGTGGAAGTGAAAGACTAATTCCAGACAACTGTATACAATTCTGTGACATGAGCGTCATAGAAAAGAATATAGAAGCCTATAATATATATATAACAACAGATTATACAACTACTAGTGGTGAAAAATCAGACTTTAGTGGTGTAGCCACTTGGGCTGTAAGTAGTAATGAGGACTGGTTCCTATTAAACTTAAGCTTGAGACGAATGGGGATGGACACTCAATACGCAATAACGTTGGAAGAAGCGGCAAAATGGAAACGTAAAGGTAAGAATGTGGAAATTGGGGTTGAGGTAGACGGTAATCAGAGCGCACATGTGAATGCTTTAGAAAAATTGATGAGAGAACAAGGGACATTCTACAGCTTTGCCAAACAAAAAGGCCAATTGGACAATCAAAGAAAAGGATTACTTAGTAAAAATGCTGGTGTTGGTAGTAAACATGAAAGGTTCAGAATAGCTAGTCAAGTGTTACTACAACAAAAAATGTGGTTTCCTAAACACTTAGAAAAAACTCCTGACATGGTTGAATTCATAGCACAAATAAAAGGTGCTACCCATGAAACATTTACTAGATCAGATGATGGCTGCTTTACTGGAAATACATTAATAGAAATGGCAGATGGGACTCAAAAAGAGATAAAAAATATCAAAAGTGGGGATAAGGTTATAACAAGCTCTAGTACCTCAGCCAGTTCAAAGGCGTCAGATGCTATAATTACAGGAGTGAAAGAAGTTAGGGATTACTATTTGTCAGATGGAACAGTACTAAGTATGACAGATAATCATCCAGTATATACCGAAAATGGATGGGTGTACGCTGAAGACTTAACTAAAACACATAAAGTAATAAAGGCAAAATTATGCAAAAACCCCTATGTGGTAAAGAATACATTGGAGGAAAAAGTTCAAAGTACTGTGAAGAAAACTGTAAGAAAGAATCCGCAAATATGCGAAGAAGAAAAAGTAAAACACTTGAAAGTAGAACCTGCCCTGAGTGCGGAGGAATATTTGAAAGCAGTGACAAAAAAACTAAGTACTGTGGGAAGACATGTAGAAGTCGTTACAATCATAGGAAAGAGCAAGAAAAGAAAAGAAACAGTGTATAACTTTGCTGTAGAAAATACAGAAACTTATTTAGTTAACGGTGGAGTGATAGTACACAATTGTGATTTAATCACAATGGCTCTAGTCACTATGCATGTGTATTATCCTACTTATGAAGTTCCTTTA